TTATACCTCGCAAAGGTAAGGCTTAATTTATTGGTCTTTTTCTCCGGCTGATAAAGGTGTTTTTGACAAGCCATAATAGCAAGACCGGAGCTAATTGATGCGTCAAATTTAGTTCTATTGGTAATATCAAACTTTGCCCAATCTTCCAAGGTTCTTGCAAATAACATAGAACCCATTTCGTCAGAATCTCTAAACACACCATCTAAATCCATTCCTACATATTTCTCTATGTAAGATTCAATAGCTGAAGCATGAGCTTGCTTTACATCTTCTGAAGAGTTAGGTATACCCCCAAGTTCTTTTTCGGTGCGTGATAATTTATTGTAGAGCTTATCAGGTCTATTTAAGCAGAAGCCTCTATAGCCTCGGTTCTTAAAATGGTATAGAAGTCTTGGCTTGTTGTTCTCAATAAGGATAGGCATCCCATAGAAAACACATGCCATCAAAACTTCTTCATAAAATATCTCGGCTGTTTGAGGGCGAGCAACATACTCTAGGAAAAACTCATTGCTTGGCGCATCATCCATATTGAACTTTGTTAATCCGTGGAGTGCTCCATTAGAACCTCCTCCACCTACAACTCCTGAGATGTCATAAGAGTCACAACCAAATGCTCCGATGTGGTCATTGCCGGGGTTTTTAATTCCGTTACGTTCAGTTTTTCTGTTCTGCAAATCTTTCTTAGGTATCCATGAAACCTTAAATCTTCCTGACTTGTCAGGTGACCAAATCACTTGAGAGTCTTTTACCCCATCTTTCCAATGGAAGCTCCCTCTTGTAATGTGCTGTTCTATAATTAAAGAGTCATTGTAATCTATTTGTTGATAGATGCGCGTAAGGTTAAAGATAGATTGTTTGCTCTCGTCTCTAAAGGCATGAGATTCAGTACGAGGGAACTGACGATAAAATTCATTCAAAGCGTCAGCGTCGGATTTTAGAGAGTCAACTTCTGCTTCCCAATAATCAACTGCTCCCTGATAAATATCCTCCCCATCAATTCCTTCAATAGGATTCTTTGGGGTTCTAAAAACGGGCATCCCGTACCTATCAATAAAACCCTCCATGTTCCACTCCATAGGAATAAACAAAGAATACATCCCGCTCTTTGTCTGACCGTTTTTGTTTCTTTTCAAAACATTTGAATCCTCATACAGGTGTTTGAAGTTGCTACCACCTTTAGATAGCGCGTTGGAGGTAGACCCCATCATACACTTTCCAATAATCTTACTACCAAGACGGAGACACGTTTTGGTTACCCTCCAATTGTTTAAGATGTTATTGGGCTTTAACCACTTACCACTCTCATCATGAACAAGGAGAAGTAGCTTCTCACCATCATAAGAGTTGTCGTCTGTATTTTTCCAATCAATCGTAGTGTCAAGACCTTGTATTTCCTCAGCCTCTACATCAAACATATTTTTCTTTGTAATCTTTGAAGCCGGTACACGATAAGCAAGCTCTGTCTTAGGCTTATCCATACCGTCCATAATAGGCTTGAAGAAAAACGGAAGACGGCTATTGATAGGAACAACCTTGTCGGTAAACATCTTCTTAGCATCTGTACCTGTCTTAGACAACACCCCTACACGAGCGTCCTTAGCAAGGGTGGCTGTGTTTACACATTCCGAGGATGACATAAAAGAAAATCCTGAACGTCTGATTTTTAAGTATTGCATCCCAAAGCTACGTCGGTCAGCCTTGCATGCTTCCCAAAAAATATATAGCAGTCGATTGGCTTCACGAAAGTCGGGGTAACCCACGTCAATGCTTGTCCATTGCAAGTACATGTAGTGTGCACCCGTTAGGTAGGTTGGCTTTCCGTTGTTCATGAACCAATAACCTTCCTCCCTTCTATCGAACTCAGTTTCTATGTAATCAACATAACGCCCCTTAAACTCTGACGGCATGTCATTCCATTGGAATATAGATTGAATTTTAGAAAGCTGCGCGGGAATTTCTTTGCGCTCCCAATACTGCTTTTCTTTTTTACCGTGTCTTTGAGGACACGTCTTGGGAGTTTTAGGTAACCCTACTCTTAGGTTTTGAATCTCATAAACTTCTCCTAGAGTTCCGTCTTTTGAAATAATTATAAGGTCATACTTAGGGTCATAGCCATACTTCCAAGACTTAGCCTTGTTCTTGGTGGCAAGTACATGTTTAGGAATGTACTCATGTATAACCCTATGCAATTTTTTATTTTGACCTTCGCTCTGCAAATCCTTGTTTATTGTCTACACTTTTGTTTGACCCTTTTTCTAAAGACTCAATAGCTTCTTTTTCTGACTCAATCCTATTTAGGATTTCAAACGCATCCATAATGCACAGCTTCTTTGTGGCGGCTGCATTTTTTAATCTATCCGCAGACAAGTCATCTTCAGGGTCGTGCTTGATGATTTGTTCTTTAGCAACTTTAATGAGTTGCTCTACCGCTCGGTGACCCGCTTCAATTATTTTTAGCTTTACTTCTTTAGAGTTCATAGCTTCATAGTAATTTGATGGTCAAAGATTCTATACATCATCTCACCTTCTACGTCAAACTCATATTCGCTATCGGGAGTAAAGGTTACTAGCGTTCCTTTCTTAACTCCCTTACTCTTAAGATATTCGTTGGGGTACTCCATACGTCCCATCAACGGTTCATGAGTAGGTTTTTGAATGTAACAGTCTTCCGCAGAAACAGGAGAAACAAAACAATACCTATCATGAGCCTTCCATTCATTGCCGTCATGATACATGAAGAATTGGTCAGGTTCTATAAAAAAGGTGTCTTCTTTGAAAAAGCTTTTTCCACTTTTTCTTCTACCATACATGTCGTTATAATACTTAAAAACATTATGGTGTACCAACAAAGTATAGCCCGATTTTATAGGACCATCATAACCTAGTGGTGTCTGTACAACAATAGCTTTGCGATTAGAAAACTTAGCGTCTTCTTCGGATGTGTTCACGATAATCTCCGTACCATCCCAATCCTCTGTATTTGCGTATCGCGTCCCCTTATGTGGTTTTGCTATGAAGTAAAATGGAGATTTCATTATTGCCTTTCAAGTTAAGTTTTTTGTAAATACTATTATCAATTGTACTTTGTTTAACTTGACCTGACCACTTGTCAGGATTGCCATTTTTAGAAATAGCTGCTGAGAAATAAGGTTTCAATGTTTTTTTCATTGCTCAGAAGTTTATATTGTATTCAATTGAAATAGGCATAGATTCTGTAAAAGATTTCCAAAGCATTACCTCGCTATTGCGCTCAATCCAAATTTTAATTTCTTCTTCATTGCGCTGAATAAGGTGAATGGTATAAGTACCATTCAAAACACTTTGCCCTACGATGTAGTGCATAGCTCCTGACTTGTAGTCAGGCCCGATGGAAATCTTTCGGATATCCATATTACTGTACGACCATTACGATTCCTGCTGCATTGAGAGGAGCTGCACCCGCGCCGGTAGTTTGGTACAAAGCACCTGCTGCCAATCCTCCTGCAATTGCAGCCGCGTTGTCCGCATAGGCAGGCAGCGACAATACTCCGGCTAGTTTAACCAAAGCAGCTACATCACCTGCATTAAAGTTTCGGGTAGCGTCAGCAGGTGGTCCTGCTACATCTGTGCCGACAAGTAAATCGGTCTCATTAGGTTTAGCGGTAGTGTATGAACTAATCTTAGACATCTTATGTGTAATCTTTTAGGACTCTATACTTGAGTCGTATGGTGATAGAAGAAAGGCGAGGGGGAAGAGAAAGTGTAGTACTGACCAAAAGACGAGTAGGTTTATTGATTGAATAAACTCTGTTACCTGAAACAGGAACGTCCCTGAAATACGTAGCAGCATCTGTTTCGTTACTAAGTATTTGGTCGATAGCTTCATAAGGAAGAACCGATACCGCAAGGTTTCCCGTAGTAGCTGTTCCTTGAATAACATTAATACTACCTGTACCTGAAGGAGCATACGCTCCCGCTGCATCAATGTCCAAAGTAAAGTACGTCTCCTCAATAATGAGCATCTCATTGGGTACGCCCGCTAATATTTCTACTGCGGGCAACGGAGCAAGAGAATTTAGATAAGCTCTTGTAAAAGTTTGTACATGCTCTTGATATGGCAACAACCCAATATCCGTAGCCTTGAAGTTGTATGTAATGTTCTTAGGGGAAGTATCCGTACCAATTAAGAGGTCATCTTTTGTGACCTCACTAATTACAGGATATGTTCCAATGCGTGACATTAATCTTCTTTCTTCGTGATTTCTCCGGTTTGAACATTTACAACAGCGTCTTGTCCATACTTATCCATCAAAGTCATCTCGTAGTCATTGTAGTCTTTCTTCAAAGAATCTACCTGACCAATCAAAGCTGTCTTTGCTAGTTCAGCATCGCCAATCTTCATCTTCAAAGTGTTGAAGTCAGCCACAAAAGTTTGAACTGTATTCAGTTCTTCGGAAGTAAGTTTTTTCATTACATTAAAATTTAAGTTAGTACAAAGATACTCGTTTTGTTTTAGTCCTTTTTAGCTGAACCGCCAAAGAAAAAATCTACTACAGTATTTACTTTGGCACTCATAGCCCCAAAAATAGTCGATATAAAACTGATTTCAAACTCTCCAAGTTGAATATCCTCTTCGATAAAGTACTTGAACATAATAAAGCTTAATGCAAAGTATGCGACGGTAAAGACGGTAGCTAATACTTTCTGTACGCTGCTGTCAGATGAGTACAGCACACGTGCACTTTTTCTGTCTTCTACCTCAAGGTTATATAACTCTACAAGTTGTGCATGAGCTTGCGCTTTGTCTTCAGGAGAGAGCTTAGACTCATCAATCATTTTACCTACTGCTCCAAGCAGTCCGGCATCAGGGAGCAATTCCCCTGCTACATTTAAGATATCCGGAGCTTTGTCGGATAAAAATTTTCCAATCTTGGTGTCTCTAAACTTCTTCTTCATTGTAATGAGAGCTTATCCATGCGTACTCAGTGGTAGCATCAAAACTTGGACAAGCTTTATTTGAGAAGTCTCGATGACCATGTACCACAGCATCGCAGTACACTGATTTTAATTCCAATAAAAGAGCTGATAGAGACGCTTCTTGTTCAGGAGTGCGGGTATCCTTTGGTGTTTTTCCATCCTTTTCTACCCCACCCACATAGCATATCCCTATACTTGTTTTGTTGTTTCCCTTGCAGTGAGCACCTTGCACTTCTTCGGGTCTTCCGGGGACGATTGTTCCATCGAGATAAATAACGTAATGGTATCCGATGTCCGACCAATTGTTTCCCACTACGTGCCATCCACGGATAGTCTCTACGCTTATATCCTGACCTTCGCGTGTTGCTGAACAATGAACGATTATCTTATCTATCTTTCTCACAAGTCAATTTGCTTGCGAGCAAGAAGGAGTTTGATTTCTTGAATATCTTCACTCAACTCCTTAAGCATGTCAGTTACTTCGTTCTTGCTTTGCTCAAGAGTATATACTCGGTTCTTCAATTTAGAAATCTCGTTGTTCATCTTGATGTATACACTTACTATTCCCGCAAGCAGGAGAACGCCTTCATAAAGGCTAATCATTTCACTACTCATACTTTCGGGGGTTTTTGAGGTACTATACCGTACTCTGAAAGTCTTTTTTCATAAGACTTCAAATCAGAAAAAAACTCTCTTACTTTCCACCGAGAGGCAAGGCAACTTGTTGTAGATATTTCACACCAAGCTCTAGGTTGTTTTTTCTTTG